TCAAACAACTCAGGGCACTTACGCTGTAGCTGTTGGCCGTGAGGCTGGTGAGACAACTCAGGGCTCTAATGCTGTAGCTGTTGGTAACCAAGCTGGCGAAACAACTCAGGGTGGCAATACCGTAGCTGTTGGCGCTCAAGCTGGTCAAACATCTCAGGGCGACTTTGCTGTCGCTACTGGCTACCTAGCTGGTACTAACACTCAGGGCGCTAGTGCTATAGCCACTGGCTACGCTGCTGGTCAAACAACTCAGGCCGCTAATGCTATCGCTGCTGGCTACTATGCTGGTAATAGCAATCAGGGCGCTAGTGCTATCGCTGTTGGCTACCAAGCCGGTCAAACAACGCAGGGCGTTGCTGCTGTAGCTTCTGGCTACCTAGCTGGTAATAACACTCAGGCAGGCTATGCTATTGCTGTTGGCCCCCAAGCTGGTCAAACAAATCAGGGCACTCAGGCTATAGCTGTTGGCAACTTGGCTGGTGAAACAACTCAGGGCGGGTACGCTGTAGCTGTTGGGCGTTGGGCTGGTAGAACAACTCAAGGCGCTAGTGCTGTAGCAGTCGGAGATTTAGCTGGCAAAGAAACTCAGGGCGCTTACTCTGTTGCTGCTGGCTATGCTGCTGGTGTAACAAATCAAGGCGCTAACGGAGTCATCATCAGTGCTACTGGTGCGGCTCTGGACGACACCTCTACAGGTCACATCCATGTTGCATCAAGTGAAGGTGAGCTAAAGTTCACCAGTGCTGGCGGCTGGGAGATGATCGACGGTGGCGTTACGAACCTGACGGTTAGCCCTGCTGGTAATTTAACTGCGGTCGGGAACGTCACTGCTTATTCTGATATTAAACTCAAAGATAACATTGAGCTAATTTCAGATGCGGTCTCTAAGGTTCAACAATTGCGCGGTGTAACATTTGATAGAAATGATTTTGTGCCAGACGCTGAAACAGGCGTTATGCCAGAAACTAGACAGGCAGGTGTTATTGCTCAAGAAGTACAAAAGGTTCTTCCAGAAGTTGTATTCGAGGCAGATGACGGCACACTTACTGTAGCTTACGGAAACATGGTCGGCTTGTTAATCGAAGCAGTCAAGGAACTCAAGGCAGAGATAGACGAGCTTAAGGGTCAGCAGTAATGCCGCTACCAACTAGTGGACAAATTAGCCTAAACGATCTTCACGTAGAAGACGACGGAACAAAGGAACGTATTAAATGACCACTATTAAATTAAAGAATGGATCAGGCGCACCAGTAGTAGGTGACCTTGTTCAAGGAGAGCCAGCGTTAGATTTGACCAATAAGCGTCTGTACACAGAAGATGCTGGTGGTGTTGTTATTGAAGTAGGTACTAATCCTACTAGTTTAACTACGGGGGCTATAACATCGACAGGCGTTGTCACCGCTACCTCTTTTGCGGGTGATGGCTCTGCCTTGACGGGCCTTGGCCTTGGTATTGACGACAATGCTGTCGCCACGTCTATCACGATTGATGCTGCTGGGCTTGTAGGTATTAACGCCCCGGTGCCTACAGAGGTGCTTAACGTAGGCGGTAATATCCTAGCCACTGGTGACATCACAGCCTACTCAGACGAGCGCCTAAAGTCAGACATCAACACACTAGATGGCTCTAAGGTGTACGCCATGCGCGGAGTAAGCTTCACTAAAGATGGTGAAGCTAGCTCAGGTGTCATCGCTCAAGAGATTCAGAAGGTTGCACCCGAGTTGGTGAATGAGTCTGGTGAATACTTATCAGTGGCTTATGGAAACCTAGTCGGTTATTTGATCGAGGCCGTGAAGAGCCTTAAGGAAGAAGTAGACCAGCTTAAGGGGCAGCAGTAATGGCTTTACCAACGAGCGGGCCTCTAACCCTTGACGATATCCATGTGGAAGCTGGAGGAACTACAGCCACTACAGCCTCAATAAACGATGCAGACATAAGAGGACTACTAAGCCCTGTGCCAGCTTCTGGGTCTACAATGGACTTTTCGGACTGGTATGGCGCTTCAAACGCCGCACCCATTCAAGCAACTGGAGGTACGATCACCACCATCAACGGCTACAGATACCACGATTTCAAATCAGGTGGCACATTTAATATCAGCGCGATAGCTAGCGGAACCTACTCTAACACGCTTACCATTTTCTTGGTGGCCGGGGGTGGCGGAGGTGCTGGAAAGGGTGGCGGCGGGGGCGGCGGCGCAGACTGCTTGCTTACCAGTGTTGCGGCATCTACTGGAAACAAGACCGTAACTATAGGGGCTGGAGGGGCTGGCGTTTATGCTGCTTTCCCAGACACAGGAATTGGCGGCACGGGAGGTACCACCTCAATAACAGGGCTGGGTGTGGCTAGTGTCACGGGCGGTCTAGGAGGAGTTAACCAATACGCCTCTTCAAGTATTCGCCAGCACGGAGGCGACAGCGGAAACGGCAATATCGGCGGGTCGAATGTATACATCTACTCCTCCTCATGCTCGACTGGAGGCGGCGCAGGTTACTCAGGAGGCGGCCAAAATGCTGTTGATGAGTTTAACGCGGCTAGAGGCGGAAACGGGTACACCCTCGCCGGGTTTAGCGATGCCATAAATAACGTGAAGATGGCAGGAGGAGGCGGCGGGGTTGCTTGGGCAGGTAATATATATCAAGATAGCGGGGAGGGTCGATTTGGCGGCAGTGACGGTTCTGACAACCTAGGCGGCCAAGGCCCAGCAGCAAACCCTAACCGAGGCGGCGGTGGCGGTGGTAACTACAACGGGACTGGCGGCGACGGCGGCAGCGGTAGAGTAATAATTAAGTACGAGTACTCATAAGGGAGAGTAAGGCGCATGGAATATTCATATGAATTTGTAAAGGTAAAACCAAAGCAACTGTACGCACAAGTACGTTACTTTGCTGTAGGTCATCCCGATGTGTTTAAAAACATAATCGTTGAAGAGGTGTCTGAGGAGTCCCTTAATGCTGCTGCTCAGTCATACGCGGCTTCAGTTGTAGCAACGTGGCAAAACATAGCAGCGGCTCCAGAAGAGCTTGTACTAGCTGCTCCAGTGCAGTCGGCTGTTTACACACCCGCCACCCCTCCGCTGCCTAAGGAAACTGTCCAAGACCCCGTTCCTGATTTTGATCCTTACACTCAAAGGATCGAGCGAACTTACACGGAAACGGAAACGGAATATCGACACGGATGGGAGGTCATTGCGTTAACCGAAGAGGAGCAAGCGGCCTACCTCGTGATCAAAGCTGAACAGACGGTAGTAACTATGCGACAAGCTCGACTAGCATTGTTTCAGGCAGGTCAACTGGAGGCAACTGAAGTGGCACTGAACGCGCTACCAGAGCCTGACAAGTCTGCCGCATTGATCGAGTGGGAGTACGCCTCTACGGTTGCACGTACCTCGCCTTGGGTAATACAGTTAGGCCCTGCGCTGGGACTTGATGAGGTAGAATTAGATGAACTATTCGAAGCAGCATCAGAGCTTTAGTGGCGAGGCTTTTTGGCCGAAATAACAGCACTCAAAGAGGCATAACATGGAATACCAATGGGAAATATCAGGGCTAGACTATCAAGTGTCATTGAACGGCTTGTCCAACGTCGTCACTGTAGCGCATTGGCGAGCGTCTAGGGAAGATGAAAACGGCAACAAAGGCTCTGTGTATGGCACTCAATTATTGCCCGAACCTGACCCTAACAATTTTATAGAATGGGATGCTTTAGACAAGGCCGGTGTGCTGTCTTGGGTAACTGACGAGATGAATCGAGTGCCTGAACCAGTAGCAATTGACAATACGCTAGAAGCTGATGGAGATGCGCCACCACCTGTCGATAAGGTTACTACCGCAGACATCGAGGCAGCTATTGACGCGCAGATTGCTGAGAAAGCCAACCCAACTCGCGGCTCAGGGGTTCCTTGGTGAGAGAATTAATAATGACAGCAATAGTAAATTATTTAATTAGGGTCGGTGACGCGATTAGCCAGCTTATCAACGTAGCGTTTTTGTTTGGTCAAAGTGCGAATGAAAGCATCTCTGGCAGGGCATGGCGACAGCGAAACACACATCGCAGTTGGGGTATAATGCGAATATTAATTGATTGGATTGCTTCACCGTTAGAGTCAGATCATTGTGAAAAATCCTATAACAATGACGTAGTGCGAGCGGCACTACTGCTAAAAAATAAAGAGATGTAATATGGACATGATTGACTTGGTTTTGCGCTGGATCGTTGCTCCCATTGCGGCAGTCGTTATCATGCTGTACCGACAACAAAATCGACACAATACCCTGCTCGCGGTTTTGCAGAATCAAGCTGATATTGTTAGGCATAACCACGACAGAGAAATCCGAGACATCAAAGATATGCTGCACAAAATACTCGAAAAGCTCGATGACAAGGCTGACAAATAATGTGGGCTGCTTTAATTTCTCCTGTTGCTGAGCTTATTAAAGTCTGGTTGGGCAATGTTAAAAACAAGGCAGAAGCTAAACATGAAGCTCAGATGAAGTTAATTCAAACGACAGCTTCATGGGAACAGCTTATGGCAGAACAAGCGAGAACCTCTTGGAAAGATGAGTGGTTTACGTTATTGCTTTCTGCTCCCGTAGTAGCTCTTATGTACGGTGTCACGTTTGATAATTCAGATGTAGTTTATCGCGTTGGGCTGGCATTTAACCAGCTTGATAAGCTTCCTGAGTGGTATCAATATCTATTGTTTGTAGCTGTTACGGCATCTTTTGGTATTCGTGGTGCAGATAAACTACTGGCAATTAAAGGTAAGAAATAAAGAAGCACATTTGATTTTTAGAAGGTAAAGCAAATGGCAACTAAACAAGAAGTCTATAATACAGATCCTATGTTGTGGAGAAATTTTGTTGACGGTACTGAAAGAGAAAACTACGAAGGTACTGATCAAGGCCGAGCATTACAAGACTTAGAGCAGCGTAGAATTAATAGGATTCTTTCTGCTTTAGAGGTTCTTGAGCGTGATCCTTCAACCGTACCCTATGATCGTTTTGAATCCGATTTAGATAAAGGTCAGATTTATGACTTTTTTGAAAGCGGCGGCTTAGATGCTTCAAGACTAATTCCAGATATAAACGATACTGCTGAGTTTTCTTCTTATACAGGAGGAGCCGCGCCAGTAAATGAAACAGTACGTTTGTTAGAGTCAGGAGAGGTAAGCTCTTTAGAAGAGCTAGAAAGTAAATATCCAGATGTTCATTCTTCTCTTATGGATTACTACGAAGGTGTTGGTGGAGAAGTTAATGATTTAGATGAAAATGCTGATGAGCTAGCTAACGGAGACTCAGATCTTTTAGCGGATAACTTAGAAGAAAATCAAACCGATCCAAGTATAGACACTGACGTAGACCTTCCTCCTTTATTACCGGGTCAAGGTATAGTAGATAAAGCAACAGATGCGGTTACTGGCGTAGTAGATAAAGCAAAAGATGCAATTCCTAGAGATCCTAAAGAGTTCGGAGATTTAATAAGGGCAATTCTTGAAGGAGGTGGTGTTGGCTTACCTAATGCAGATCCCGAATCAATTTTAGATGGCGGGTTCGGAGGACGTTATGAATTCCCTGCTGGCACATTTAACCCTAATGATATTATTGTGCAGGTTCCCGGTGTTCCAGTAGGTGGGCCTCCAAACTCAGTAGACATAGGAACAATTGGAGAGATAATAAACAGCCCCGGAGAAGTATTTGATAACGCAATTGATAACATTAAAGATGTTCTTACAGACCCTACTAAAATTGTTACTGGGGCAATTTCAGCAGGAACAGATCTTCCTCCAGATTTAATTAAAGCTATTCTTGCTGGAACATATGGGCAAGATGTTCTTGATTGGCTTAAGGGTAAAATAGATAACGTAGAAAACTCAATAGATCCACCCATAAGCGGAGAAACAGAAGAAGAAACAACAGAGCCTACAAGCCCACCAGAGACTGCTGGAGGAGAGACAACACAAGAGGGTGATCTTACTGTCAATGGTATAGATCCTCGCAATGAAAAGCAAGAAACGGTACAAGACCCTTTTACTTTTGGACATGAAAATAGTGACAACCCTGAAGAGCTAACAACAGAAGTTACTTTTTCTGGTTCAGATGATCACTTTATTTATGGTGACCCTAACAACGCACAAGAAGAAAATTATTTAAGTGGTGCATCAGGAGCCTTTAGTGGCGGGGGCGGCGGTGGAGCATTTGATCCATCTGGCGTACAACTAGGATCTCTAGGAGACCCACAGTTACTGGCGAGATCAGAGTTCCCTATTACTGATTTCTTAGCTGGCATATTTACTGGGATAAGAAGATGACATATTTAGATTTAGTAAATAACGTTCTTAGGCGTATGCGTGAAGAAGAAGTCTCTACTGTAAGCGAAAGCACTTATAGTAAAATGGTAGGTGATTTTGTTAATGACTCTAAAAAACTTGTAGAAACAAGTTGGGACTGGTCAGCACTGCGTACAACTTTAACTATAGAAACAACGGAAAACATTTTTAACTATGTTCTTACAGGAAGCAAAGACAATATTAAAGCTCTTGATGTCATCAACGACACTTCTAATTTTTTTATGGAGTATCGTAATTCTTCATGGTTTGACGATAAATACCTCAATGAAACACCGCAAACAGGAACGCCTTCATATTACACCTACAACGGAGTTGATTCCAACGGAGACACACAAATAGACGTGTACCCTAAGCCAGACGGTGTTTATGTTTTAAGGTTTAACGCGGTTAATCGAGGTACTATTTACGGCGAAAACCAAACTGTTCTTAGGCCAGAAATTTTGTCTGCCGACACTGACCAATTGTTAATTCCTTCTTCTCCTGTAATCCATCAAGCGATAGCTATGTTAGCGCGTGAGCGTGGTGAAACTGGAGGAACATCTGCGGCAGAGTACTTCGGTATTGCTCAGCAGTACTTGTCTGATGCTATTGCTTTAGATGCTCAAAAGCATCCTTATGAAACTGATTGGTATGCACCATAATGGCACAACAACTAAAAAGTATTAACTTAGTTGCTCCTGCGTTTAAGGGAATCAATACAGAAGATTCGCCTTTAGCACAAGATCCGTCGTTTGCTGAAATAGCTGATAACGCTATTATTGACAAGCGTGGTCGTATTGCTGCGCGTAAAGGACTCTCTGTCATAACGACAGACAAAAGTGAGTTAGGCGCAGACCACATTCACGAGATGCATTATTTTTACGATGATGCAGGAAATACAAAACTGTTTAGCGCGGGTAACAACAAGATACTTTCTGGAACTACAACGCTTGTAGACGAAACACCCGGTTCCTATACTATCGCCGCTAACAACTGGAAGATGGTTACTTTTAATGATAAAGCTTACTTTTTTCAGAGAGGACAAGAACCTTTAGTATACGACGACGCTACGGGTTTACGAACTTTAGGTACAGTAACAGGAACACCAACAGACGTTATCTTTTATTGTCACGAGGCTCTTTCTGCTTACGGTCGTTTGTGGATAACAAACAATGAAACTGACTCTCAAACTGTTTTCTGGTCTGACTTGCTTGACGGTACAGACTTCTATGGTGGTTCATCCGGTTCGCTTAATGTTTCTAAGGCTTGGCCTAATGGACACGACGAAATACGTGCGTTAGCTGCTCACAACAACCTCTTAATTATCTTTGGTAATCACAGCATTGTTGTTTATCAGAATGCATTTAGTCCTGCTTTTATGTCTATGGTAGACACTGTGGCGGGTATAGGCTGCGTGTGTAGAAACTCTGTTCAGCACATAGGCACAGACGTTTTATTCTTGTCGCACTCTGGGTTACGTTCGTTCGGTAGAACCATACAAGAAAAATCTATGCCTATTGGAGACTTAAGTGCAAACATTAAGACTGAGTTTATTGAAGGCGTTGCGGATCGAACAGCGCCAACATCTTCTGTGTATAGTCCAGAGAATTCTTTTTACTTAATAACTTTAACTGACCAAGAAACTACTTATTGTTTTGACTTAAAGGGCCGACTAGAAAACGGAGCTTATAGGGTTACGCGTTGGCCTTCTAATTCCTTTAAAGCTTACGAGCGTTTGCCTGACGGTACCTTATACATAGGGAGTGCACAAGGCGTTGGAGAACACGCTGGGTATCAAGATAGTGGTGAGAGCTATCGTTTTAGGTACTACAGCCCCGGTCTTACTTTTGGTGATGCTTCTAAGCTAAAGATACTAAAGAAGCTGCGCCCTACTGTTGTTGGTGCTAACGACGCTACTGTATTTATTAATTGGGCTTATGATTTAGAAACCGCTTACAAAACTCAAGCGTATACTGTAGGCGACCAAATACCAGCTTTTTACGGTGTTGGTGAATATTCTGTTTCTGAGTTTACGGGCGGTGAGCTAACCTCTCGTCGCGCAGTTAATACTACCGGTGACGGCACAATTGTTACAATAGGCATGGAAACAGATGTTGATGGTTTTCCACTATCTCTACAGGAAATTAACGTACTAGCACTAATAGGTAAAACACTATGAGCAACTACACAGTAACAACAAATTTTGCTGCTAAAGATACACTGCCTTCTGGTAGTAGTGGTAAAATCATTAGAGGCTCTGAGTTTACTACAGAGTTCACTAATATTGCAACAGCGATTCTGTCTAAGGCAGACTTAAGCAGTCCTCAGTTTACAGGAACGGTATTTATACCTGCCTTAACTTTTACGGGGACGTTAACGACAGGAACTATTGATGGGGGTGTTTACTAATGAGTTGGCTAAGTGATTTACTAGGCGATGTTACTGGTGCAATAATACCATCAGATATTAAAGATATATACACAAACCCGCTTACGCAGATTGAAGCACCTGACATTAGGTTTCAACCGTTTACTGTTACTGGGCCTACGGGTACAACAACAACAGGAGCAGACGGTAGCACTAGTTATGCTTTAAACGCACAACAACAAGCACTGCAAGATATGTTGTTCGGAGGCGCAAGTAATTTCTATCAACAGGCTCAAATGCCTACGGCAGAAAGAGAGGCTGATGTATACAATCGCATAAGGTCTACGCAGCTTAACGAAGAGATGCGCCAGAGCCAGCAGCTTGAAGAGCGTTTAGCCTCTCAAGGACGTTTAGGAGTTACTACTAACCAATACGGAGGTACTCCAGAGCAACTAGCAATGGCTAAAGCGCGAGCAGAGGGAATGAACACAGCCAGTTTAAGTTCTATACAACAGGCTCAAGCAGAGCAGCAACAACAAGCAAATTTAGCTGGGCAGTTTATGCAACAAGGATACGCACCTCAAGCGTCTCTTTTGTCTGCTTTGTCTCCTGCTCTTAATGTTGCAGGAATGGCTGACGTAGCGCGTAGACAGCAAGGCGAGTTCGATTTAGAAGCTATGATGGCTAACTTATCAGGTGAGATGGGTCAAATGACGGGACTGGCTGGTTTGTACGGTAACGTCTACGGCGGTTTGCTAAGCGGCATAGGTGGTGTGTTCGGTGGTGATAAACCTTGGTGGTTAAGACCGTAGATGTTATGAGTGCAAAATAGAGGGATAAATAATGGCTAACATGAGTGCAGTCGCTGGTATGCTGGCGCAGTCTGGGCAAAACATTGGGCAAGTAATTGGTGCTCCTATTCAACAGTTAGGACAAAACGTGGGAGGTATGCTTTCTCAACGTGCTAAAGACAGACGTACAAGTCAGAAAGAGGCAGAAGCTAGGGCTTTGCTTGAGCAATACGGAGAAAACCCCGATAAACTGAGGGCTATAGCTCAGGAGTACGCAATTAAGAAAGATCCTTTAGCTAATGTGTTTGCTGGTGCTGCTCAGGCCGCTTTAGCAAGGGCTTCAAAAAGAGTAGACGTTATGAACGCTTCTAGGGCACGTGCTGATGCTCGATCAGAAGCGGTAGGTACTCGTGTGGACGCTATGGGTACTGAGTTAGAGCGCACAAGGCTAGAGCAGAACGCCATTAAAAAGGCTGGAGCGACAGGAGACGAACACATTGTTGAGGGTTTAAGAGGCGCTGATTCTGCTACTTTGCGTAGTTACTTGATGAAAAAGCCAAAACAGTACAAAGGACCAACACGACAAATAGCTTATATTCCTAAAGGAGGAAAGTATAGTTTTGAAACAGGTTCTGTTGATACTAAAACTATCAATGCTCCTGTAGATCCTGAAACAGGAGAAATACAAAAAGAATGGTTAGCTGATTTTCTTAAGTACAGTGCTAAAGGAATAATAGGTATGGGTAATTTTCCACCGGAGGACAACAAAAAGGATGGTGGAGACGGCCAAGTAAACGGTCAACCTTCTTCAGGTAATGGCACAGGCGCTGTAACGCCTAGGAAGTTACTTAATAATTTTTCTTCTACCGCAGGTAGGTAAATTTATGGTTGCTTCTGAACAAGAATTATTGCCGATTCAACCTACAGAAGAACGTAGGGAACAAACTCCTGATATAGAAACAGCAGAGGTTGATCTATATGATTTAATTTCTAATCCTAACAGTGTGATAAAAGAAGGTGCACAGAACTTTTATACCAGTTGGTTTAACAAATGGGGCGATACTCCTGTAGAAGAAATACCACAAGAAGAAGCCGCAAAGATGGCTGGTATTTTTTTTAATTCGTACATAGATACACCTGTTGATGAGATACCAGAGAATATACGTCCTCTTGTTATGCAGACTCTTATACAGGTAACAGCAGAAGATACTAAAGGAACGTATGAGCAATGGGCTAACTCTATCCCAAAGCCAACTAACACATCAGAGGCTGCTGTTTATTCTCTTCTTAACGCTATTCCTTTTTATAACCCTACGCAAGAAACAGTATCTCAAACAGCTTACATGGCAGGTTCTTCATTAAAAGGTAACTTGTTAGACAGAAACACTTTACAAGAAGAGTTCAACTACAGGGTTAGGCGTGAACAAGCGGATGCTGGTATTGTTACTGCTCCTGAAATGCTTGGCGCAATTGCTGATCCTGTTGGTATTGTGGGCGGTGCGTTTACTAAAGGTTTAGTAGCGGCTGGTAAACTTCCTGTTACTCCTGCTATTATCGCTGGAGGAGGTTTTGAAGGCGGTAGCTTTGGTGCTCTTATGCCTGTTTATCCAGAGTTCGGGGATAGCCGTCTTCTTAATACAGGGGTAGGAACACTTTTTGGTGCGGGTCTTACATCAGCTTTAATGTCTCCTGCTATTGCTGCGGATGCTGCTAGAGCCGCTGCGCGTAAAGCTGTTATTGTTCCTCCTAGACAACAGACTGGACCGTTAGAGGGTGCGCCTGTATCTACTTTTGATACTAGAGTTCAAGGGGAAGTAGAAGAAATACTAGAGGAGATCTCACCAAAAAACCAACAACCTTCTACTGAACAGCCTACGCAGCCTACTGCAATAGGTGGTACAACACAACCTACCCCTGTTTCTTATAATGTTAAACCTTTTGTAAACCGTGTCTCTAAAACTATATCTCCCATAGAAGCTCGTTCTGTTCTTATTAATAGTAATACTACTATAAGGGTACTCGACGAACAAATAAAACAACTAGAAGATAAAGCAGCTACAGTAAATATAAGAAAAAAGAAACCTTTAGAGGCAAAGATAAAAGAGCTAAAGGCAGTTCGAGAAAAAAGAATAGACGTTATTGACTCTAAGGTTTCTACTAACAACAAACAAATTCAACGTCTTAATAAAGTTGTAGAAGAGAGCGTAAAAAATCCTTCTGTTAGTGGTGTTATTCCTCGTGGTGTTAGGGCAAAGCGTAGAGCATTAGAGTTAGAAAAAGAAAACGTTCTTCACTTAACTAATGGAAACGCTTTAGTTGACTGGGCTGATCCTGTTCAAGTAAAAGCTTTTAGAACATTTGTAGATACTGCTAACTATAAGTACACAAAGCCTCCTGAGCCAGTACCTACAGGTAATAAAGTAGAGGATGCAATTGCTCAAGTTAACTACACAATAAGCACAGGAAGAATTAAAGAAACTGTTGAGGCTCCTGTTGAAAAAGACTTCATTGGTTTTGAGCCACGTGAGTCTTTGTCTTCTGCGGGTGTTCGTCCTTCTGTTCAATACGCAGCAGACTTAGCAGATCAAGGTTACGGCCCATCTAGTAAACCGGGTTTTGATGTTAGTCCTTCTACTGCTCGTCGTGTATATAACAAAGATCCAGAAGCTTTCTCTGGCGTGGCCCCTGAGTTACGTACTAAAGAGCAGATGGGTAGGGAAATACTTAACGAAGAAGCTACTGCTGTTCAACGTGCTATAACGCAAGGAGAACTGGCTGGTTATTCTCCTGAAGAAGTTGCCAGTGATATGGTTAACTTTACTTATAGGGTAGAAGGTGGTTGGAATAACCTAGAAAAATTAGCTGTTAAAATACGAGAAGAAAATATAAATCAAGGCTATAATAGCATGGTTGATTTTGTTATGGACCCTGCTAACACCACTAAGCTTATGTCGGGTGAGTTCACAGAAGCCCTTCAGCCTTTGTGGATAATGGCAGAAAACAGAAGAATGCAGTACGGTTCTCGTATGCTTGATCTACAACAACAAGGCTTAGTTAACAGCGAAGCATATGTACAAGCAACAGGTGAGTACTTACTAGCTACAAAAATATCTGATGTGTACAAAGCAATAGGTTCAGCCAGAGGTAGGGCACTTAATCAACTAAAGAAAACACGGCAGTTAATGCAAGCTAATGCCCGTAAGACAGCTAAGGGCGTAATCATCGACAATCTTTTTGGAGTTAAATGTGGCTAATCCTGTAATGACAGAAGCTTGTGCTCAAGCAGCTATCAGAATGATTTCGTTCCAAGAGCAGATGGCACAGAACGGTGTTTCTCCTGCTACTATATCTGAGCTTATATCAAGTGGTGTTGTTGTCGGAGAAAAACGGCCTATTACTACTAAGCTTTTAGTAGCGGCTACTGTTCTTTTGCCTAACTCTTTATTGGCTTCTTCAGGTATGTTAGTAGCTAACGTTATGAGTGCCAGTGCTCAACTTCTTCTTAGAGGTACTAGAGAAACTGTTAAGGGAACTGTTAGGGGAGCACGGACAGGAGACTTTACTGATTTAAAAGCACACTATCGTGCTACGTTAGGTCTTTTAGCTGGTGGTGGTAGTGACGCTCAGGTATACAGAAACGCTGCTCGTTTTATGTACTCTACTTTTGTAGAAGGCAGGGCTTCTGACATAAATTCTAATGTTGCTTCTATTGCAAGAGAGCGAGGACTTAAAAAGTCAGACGTTATTAAATCAGCAAAGAATCTTTTATGGACACGTTTTTCTGAACAGAATAAATTAAATGCTGATACTCCTGACATTAAACAAATTGAAAAAGCTTTTAAGGCTTCTTTTAATACAGAAGGTTCTATTGAAATAGATAGAGCGGCTCAAGATTTATTTGCTTCTAGCTATGACTTCTCACCTAAACACGCTATATTCCACGATCCCGGATCTGTAGGTAAAGTTAACTCTATTGCAAAAGCTATTGACTTTACTCTTACTGTTCCTTCTCGTCTTGCTATAGGCGTGGATGAAACGGCTAAAGTATTCTTTAGGCATCAGATAATTTCCGAGCAACTGTATGTAGACGCTATTAAAGCTAACAAAACAGATCCTAGTAAAAGTGTAGGTGAGTATTATCAAGAGTACTCTCAAGAATTATATGGTGAATTCTGGAACGGCTACAACAGTATCCCTAAAGGACCAAACAAAAATAGATACCACAACATAACCAAAGGCTTAAGGATGCTTGAAGGTAAGTTCGACTCTATGTTTTTAGAGCGTGGTGTTTCTTTTAATGATTTAAGAGAACAAGCCCTTCAAATGACATTCCAGAATCAGACTTCTGCTTTTGTTAAAAATGCAGATCGTAGCTACAAAGTATCAGATGAGGGTAGCTTTATACGTAAACCTAGTTTTACGGATAAAATAGCAATGGCAAAAAACCAAATTGGCCCTACTTCTACTTTAGGAGAAAAAGTTATTGCGGTAGGCGCTAGTTCGCTGGCCCCTTTTGTTAAAACACCCGTCAACATTGTTATTGAAGGAATGTCTTATGTTCCGTTAGTTGCTCCTTTGTTGTTTAATAAAAGTATGAGACAAAAACTTAAGGTGCGTGGTTACGATACTGAAGATATGCTGGTTAGATCTGCTATGGGCTTTACAGTTCTTGCTTCATTGTTTGCTTGGATGAGTGAAGATGATGGTACAGGTATGCCTAAGATGACAGGTATACCTATTTCTTATGATGAACGTGAGCGTTGGAGGCTTGCTGGTATACCTGAGCAGTCTATAAGAATAGGTGACACATGGGTTCCTTACGGACGTGTAGAGCCTGTTGCTGGTCTTTTTGCTGGTCTTGCTAATGCTCATTATCACTTTTACAAAGGTAATGAAAAAGAGTACGACGACGCTCTTATTGCTACGGTGTGGGGCTTAACAGCAGACAAAACGTACCTAGGGGCTATAGATTTTTTAGATAACTTTGCTTACGGTAGTCCTTCAGAAGGTGTTCAAAAAGCTATGAATGACTACATTAAGTCTTATGTCCCTACTGCATCAGCGGACATAGCTAGAGCAGGAGATTCAGAAAGGATTGCTTTGACATCAGCAGAAAAAATACAACAACGCATTCCGGGCTTACGTCAAGAGTTAGCTCCTGACTATGCTTCTATTGCTGAAGCAGATAAACAAATAAAGGGTTGGGAAGTCTTTTTAAAAATGAAATTCCCTGAAGCTTCTTGGACCAACTTACAAAGAGAAATATATAAGACAGGCGTTGACATAAACAAACCTAATAGAATGTTTCAGGGTGTTGAGCTTAACTCTAAAGAGTTGTCTTTACTTAGAAAGGTATCTCAAGACAAGGTGACTCATGGTCTTTCTTGGCTTATAGAAACAGATTACTACAAGAGTCTTCCTGTTGAAGAAAGAGGTCCATTTTTAAAACAGAACGTTAACAGTATAAGAGCGGCTCTTGGTCCTATTTATTTTAGAGAAGCCAGCAAAAGAGAAAACTTCGGATCAACTTATTTCGGTGGTTTTATGGCACGTAAACGTAACGTAGAGATTATTAAACGTGGACAAGAAGGAAGAAGAGGATTACTAGAAGAACCAGAATACTCACCTACTAAATAAGGGCTTTCGCCCTTATCTTTTTAGATCTCGCAAGCGCAGGAAGATAACCATCAAAAGGAGAAGAACAATGAAAGACCAAACAGAATACATGTCAATGGATCACTACATGAAATCAGATAAAGAGAAGAAGCGGTCTATCAAGATGGCAGAAATGGGGATGCAAACGTGTGCCACCCCCAGTAAAAGTAACGAAGAGATCCAAGAGCGTGAACAAAAGATGCGAGAAGGTTTAACCGGCTTTTTCTACGGATAGCACCCTATTTACAGGCGCTGTGCCAGACCTTTTTTTGGTTAGGCTTCTCAGGACATTGTGAAGCGCATTCACCAGTTTCTACAAACGTAGATCCATCTGGCTCTAGATAAATACAGAGAGAGCATTCGTTGTGTGTTAAACTAAAACTCTGACATGCGTTACGTGTGTTTCTACCCCAAGAAGAATAACGAACGTGGAGTGGCCCTTCTACATGTACATGTTTATTTAATGAGAAGTCCCCAACAACGTGTCCATCAGAGATAACTTCCCAGCCGTTGTCCCACTCTGCTTCTTTTGGTTGTAGTATAGCTGCCTTCGCAGTAAGTATTGCTTCACTTCGTGTCAGCATCAAAGCTGCCCGGATGTCTGACGAAGTAGCGCGAAGCTTTTGTTTTATAATCATTGATTGATATGGTGGCGCAGATAGCGAGATGAGCACCGCTACCATCAACAGTGCCAGCAACATTTCTATAAAAGTAAACCCGGCTACCCATGCCCATCTATATTTTGTCGACATTATCGTACTCCTTAGTTATATTTCGCACGAATTGCCTACACAGGCGAGTGTCTGAGAACCTTCTGTTTTATCTTCGTGTTCTACGATGTCCCAGTCGATCACCGTGGGTATGTCCTTCACTAGTTTGTCATAGGTGGCACTGTCGATCTCCTCGTAGGGTGCCTGTTGATACGTATGCTCAGAGTACGGCAGGAAGCTAATACCAGATACGTCGTCAAAATTATTATATAGCCACTGCCCTACTTCCATGAACTCAGAGTCCTTGTAATAGACGGTGATGCTCGGCTTGTGCTCACACCAGTTATCTTGATAGATCTTCCACAGGCGTAGCTGCTCCATAGCACCCACCTCAGACGTGCACACAGCGCCCTCTGGAGCCTTTTGAACGAAGCTGAATACCTTGGTATTGGGTGACATCACATCGTTCTCTACGGGCACACCAGCGGCCTCTAAGACACCACAAAGGGGGTCATCAGCAGAACCTCTTACTCGTCGGATGTATTGCTTTGCGAAGCGAGGGTGTATTCCCGAAGCAGAATCAACAAGCTGGCTGACAGTACCAGAGGGCTTAACAGCAGTAACAGCAGTAGAAGGGTTAATCCCAAGCTTTTTAGCCCACTCCTGATTGGTCTGTATAGCCTCATCGCGCATTTCGCTAAGCCATTTCTTAAGCTGCTTCTCATCTTTAGCTCCTGATAAAACTGGGTGATCCATAATCCCTGTGAGAGACACACCTAATAAAGCTTCCTCTTCAGTATTCTGCTTCCAGATCTTACGAAGGTAACGGAAGTCTGTCAGTGTTGCTTGGAGCGTACCTAAGATCGCAGCAACTCGTACCTTTCTTTTGAGATCCTTCAGCGTATCTTCTGATCTAACAACAACTTCAGACAGATTACAAAACTGATAGGGACGTAAGATTATTTCGCTGCACGGGTTAGTGCCGAATTCCCAATCTGCATCGCGACGACCGTTCTTTGCAGCTTGCTTCTGACTTGCGACTCGGCTGAACATTCCGCGTTCACCTGAGAAAGATTCGTACAGGCTCTTCCACTCGTTTAGAAACGCAGGGAAGTCAGGCTTCTCTGTGTAACAGGCTGAGTTATTTGCTAGACCCCGCTGCGGGTTGTCTATCCACCACTGTCCTGTCTTAGCTCGTCGGATTCGATCATCGGTAAGGTTACTAAGACTGATGAGTGCGCTTCGTCGGACTCCTCCAACAACGACGACCTGTGCAATCTTACAGCAGAGATCGTGACATTCGATGGAACTAAGCTTTCGTCCATAAGCTGAGAGAAAGACTTCAACGGTGAATTTGAACAAATCTTCAAGAGGTTCTGGGCCAGACGCTCTGCCGCCAAAGGTTCTGAGCGCGGCACCAGCAGGTCGTACTCCGCTTGTATCCCACTTTGGCACTTGACCCGAATAGAGCATGGCAATAAGCTCTCGGTATGCTTTCGCCCATCCAATTTTACTGTCTGCGACATGTATAACACTCTCGGTTTCATGGAAGTGCTCCGCTATCTCTGGTAATTTAGAAATGTACTGTCGTTCGACGCTGAAGCCCACCCCTGTTCCGCACATAAGCACAAACATAAGCTCGTCAAACGCTTTGGGGTGGTCAATAGGTAGGTAAGAGCAGTTGAACCCTGCAACGTTATCCCGGTCGAGTGCTGAACCTGCTGTCATTAACGCTCTCATTGAAGGCATGACCTCCAGATTCGTGATGGCCTCAGTGACAACAGATACATCCTCACCCTTCAAAGCTTCACGGTCAATCCAGAATTGCACATATCTATTAACCGTCTCTTCCCATGTCTCTCTCCGCTGCTCTTCTGGTAGGTATCGTGCGTAACGTGATTTTGCTATATATTGTTGATATGCGTCCATCTATTCTTCTCCTCCTAGTATACTTTCCATGATGGAGTCTTTCCCCATCGAGAGAAGCATGTATGCGCCGTCAGGATAATTAACAGTGGACGCTACAGCGAGTGCCTCACCCTCTATAAATGTTACCACCACAGCCTGAATTTCTGCGCCTGTCCCTTCTTCTTCTAAGCAGTAAGCAGCTAACGTTTCAAATAACTCAGAAGCTTTATTCTCTGATGTTGACTTCCCAAAATTACCTTCGACAACTTTCATAAAAGTTCCTTAATCAATTTATTTAAATACCAACGTGCTTTACGTAAGTCTTCGACTGGTTTACCTTTGTAATTATATCTCCAAATATATTTCTCTAGGTTACCTTTCAAGTATCCTTTGAATTCTGTTTGTGACATAGACGCTTTGATAGCATCTATACACTCGACTGAGCCAGTGTTGTAGTGGTCCGGACGTGCGACGACATCGAACTGTTTTTCTTTTACAGGCTCTTCAATAACTAAATCAGATGGGTGCACCGTAAAAGCAGTAGTTGCTGCGTCCCATTCTTCTGGCGTAGCGTCATCTATTGAATTACCAAATTTAGAAGTCATCGATATCTTCCTCCAAGCCGTTAAACTTTTTCATATTATTCTTTATTCGATCAGCAAAAGCTATAACAATATCCTCTGAGTTTATTTCTAGTACTTCCAGTAACGTAATCTCGTCGATGTTATTACCGATAAGTTCTAGCATTTCATCAAATGTTCTAGGCATACTTCCTCCGAAGATACGACATAGATATAGGCATCTCGTCAAACGCTCCGTCTTGGACTTCGTTAAACATCCAGAGTCCAGACCATGATCCATTCGTTTGTGGGTTCAGGTACTCTTCGTTATGTTGGTAAAATATACCAGCAAACAAAGTTGTCATTCTTTTTCCTGATGCGTCTCGGTCGAAGGCAATGTCTCTGTCTTGAACGTGTCCCATGACGGCTGACATGTGTTTCTTTTGGAGTAGAAGCTTTGCATTGCTGACTGGCCTACCCATGACCCCGCTAGTAAAGTAATGGCAATAAGCAACACCGTCAATAATAACTGGCTGAAGAAACGGATAAACTTCCCAGCCCTTGAGGTTAAGATCTTCATAACTCATGAGTCCTTCTAGTTTAGCGTCATTCTCTACTGCTCTGTTGATGCGGTATTCGTGGTTACCTATAGTAAATACCATACGAGGCTTCCACAGTTTACGCTTACCTTCACGTAACCGTTTCTGTTCTTCTTTTATTACGGACATAAACATAGCCATAGCTTCGTTACCTGCTGCTACATCCTCAGAATAACGACGACCCTCGAATGATTTCTTTCCTACATCATAGCTAGACAACGATTGCATATCCCAGTGATCCCCTAGATGAATAATCACATCGGGCTTTGTTGCAGCGGCATAACGTGCTGCCCATGTCATGTGCTCTGCTGTTTGGTTAGGTTTTATCTGTGTGTCAGGGATTACAAGATGTCTAGTTCCGGTCATTGTTTTCTCCTACGCTTTCGCTTTACAGGTCTACCGTGTGTAGGGTGAATAGGATTAGAAGTATAGTCCTTAGCCCAGTACTTCAATAAGTTAGTAAGAAAAGCAACAGGGTCATCGCCTCTGCTCCGTTGTTTAGCCCAGTGAAGTATCTTACCTTCCGCTGCGTTACACGATCTGTGCAGTACCTTGCGTACATGTCCTGTGCTATGGCAGTGGTCAAGTGCTGACTCTTCAGGCTCACACCGTTCTTTACACAAAGGGCAGATGTATCTTTGCCTTCGTAGTTGACGTAGCCTGTAGTCTCGTATCTCACTCTGTTTCATTTGGGACATTGTATTTATCGTCCTCTGAACGTAAAAGATACAGTAGAGTCAAGCTTTCTACCAGCCTATCTCTATCTAAGTCGTTTTCTTCGTATGTTTTTAGACATACATCAAAGGCTTCAGACTCAGAAGTGCAGGGATCAATTAGTTTGTCTGCTTTCTTTGGTCCTATTCCTTTTACACCTAGTATGTTATCAACACGATCACCCATTAAGGCTTGCTTATATATCCATAGTTCTGCTTCCTCTTGGTTAACTGTGGTTAACTTCTTCTTAGTGTAATCATAAAGATGGCACGGAATCTGTTTGAAGTCTTTGTCTAAAGAACAGATGATGCAGTCGTAATCTACTGTAGCAGCGGCTATTGCAATGTCATCATCTGCCTCTTTATTCTCAGACACAGACGCGCCCCATTCATTCACCAAGCAATCCCGTAGAGCATCCTTGTGCACAGGCTTACGTGAAGGGCGGTCTCCTTTGTAAGGCTGAGAAGTAGCAACTTCGTCCCTGAAATTGCTACTTCCGGTGAGGAATACTCTGTGTTTAAGGTAGTGGTCTGCTAGATCAGTAAGCATTTCTGAGATGTAGTTACCCATAGTACGGGTAGCTGTCTTCTCACTCTCTTCATCACAAGCAAAACCAATACGATAAACGAGCATATCACCGTCAATGAGTATCACAAAGCATTCTCTACTTCATAGCTAGGTGAGTACTCTACTAGGTCTTCGATTATAATACGGCGTAGTGTAGCCGACCGACCTTTCTTATTGTTGTATTCCCAGTCATAGTACGATACAAGGCACTTAGCCTTAGAGCCGTTGCCTACAACAACACCTGACTCAGTGTCATCTGTGTCGCTGGTTGCAGTGCGTCCCTTAAGACCGATCTCACGACCATCAATCTCGAATGCCTTGTATTTGTTTTTAGACTTACACGTAATGTAGTAGCCACGGTCATCGCCTTTGTTGTTGACGTTGAGTCCCATGTCTTCTAATGCAGTCACTGCTGCCTCTGATAAACAAGCTAAGTCTACTGTGTACTTTTCAGCCATCTGATTCTTATGGGTAAAAAAAGGATAATACAACTCACAGGCGACCATTACGTTAGCTTCGTTACTCATAGTTACTTCTCCTAGTTTGTTTTACCACTACTATTATACCACGGATTTTAGATTGTTCTAGTGGGTGTCTGCCCAACTATTACCAATCTTGAATTCACCGTCCAAAGGACAGTTAAGTTTCAGGGATTGACCAGCAAACACCATAGCATTTACACAGCTACGTCCAACGAATTCTGCCTCCTCTGGATTACACTCTATCTGCCATTCATCATGCACCTGAGCCACCAGTTTAAAGTCAACATTGGAAAGTAGATCGTAAAGTATAACGATTGCTTCTTTCATTACAACAGCACCTGCCCCCTGTAGCAGACTGTTCAAAGCGGAATGTGCTGAGCGTACCCTCAGTACTCTTCCGTCTAAGCCTTTTATGTAACCAGTCTCAGCCTCCTTAGTTACCTTGTCTTTTAGATTCTTCAAAGAAGGTACTCTTTTTAAGAATTTGTTTCTTATCTTATTACCTTGCGACATTGCGGACTTACTTTCAGAATCAGGGTCCAGTATTCTTCCTATCTTTTCAGCACCAGCGCCATAAAGAAAAGCATAGATAAATGTCTTTGCTTGCGCTCTTGTTTGTAGACCAGCCAGTTCTTGGTTAAGCGTGTGTATGTCTCCATCAAGAAGTTCTTTTGTGTAGTCTTCACTGTCCATGTAGTGCGCCAACATACGAAGCTCTAGACCACTGGCATCAGCACCTACTAGTACTTTGCCTTCTGATGCTTTGAACAAAGACCTACACTCTTTACCGTACTCAGCGCCTACAGCAGGGACTTGAGCCAGATTGGGATTTGAATGTGACATCCTCCCAGTGACTGCACCAATGTGCCTGACTCGTCCGTGGATAAGTCCATCTTCGGTAACTGCTTTAAGCCACGAGTCAACTTGGCTGGCTCT